TGGCGCAACATTGTCTTCTATGGCGGTAGAGGCTCCGGCAAATCATACCACGTTGCCCTTGCATTGCTATTACGAGGACGCAACAAAAAGCTTCGTATTCTTTGCACCCGCGAAATTCAAAACACCATCAAAGATTCGGTGCATAAGCTTTTAAAAGACATTATTGAAAAGTACGGCTTTACGGATTACGAAGTCACCAACGATTCAATACGCAATAGATTAACCGGAACTGAGTTTATCTTCAGAGGCTTAAAGCATAATATCTTGGAGATAAAATCAACCGAAGGCATTGATATTGCGTGGGTTGAAGAAGCACAGAGCATAACCGAGGATTCCATCAAAGTCTTAGTGCCAACCATTCGTAAGGACGGCTCACAACTTATCTGGACGTTTAACCGCGTCAATGAGCTAGACCCTGTTTATGTACGTTATGTGCAAAGCAACCCGGCCAAAACGTATGTAAAGCGGGTCAACTTCGACACCCTCGACAAAGTCGGACTGTTTCCTGAAGCCTTAAGGCTGGAAATGGAAGAAGACAAAAAAGACGCTGACCTCTATGCACATGTCTGGCTCGGCGAACCAATGAGCCAAGCCGAACTAGCCATTGTCGGACGTGGCCGCGTACTTGAAGCAATGAATCGCACAATTGATGACGACGGGCAAATTATAGTCGGCGCAGATATAGCCCGCATGGGCGGTGATCGTATTGTGTTCTGGAAGCGCAAGGGATTAAAAACCATTGAGCGCAAAGTAATGACAAAAATGAGAACACCTGCTATCTGTGATTCTCTTGAACAGTTCGTAAATTTCGACAAAGAAATTGAGCTTCGGATCGACGATACCGGTGTTGGCGGGGGTGTGACCGATGAAATGATGAAACGTGGTTATAACGTCGTGGCTATAAACTTCGGCGGCCAAGCTCAAGATAACGATAAATATCCCAACTGGATTAGTGAGGCGTGGTTCCACCTTGCCGAAATTATTGATGAAGTTGAGCTGCCTAATGATCCTGAGCTGCTTATGGAACTAACTAGCCGTCAATGGAAGATGGATAACAAGGGTAAGCGGCGGGTTGAATCAAAGGATGACTATAAAAAGCGTGGTTTCCGCAGCCCTGACCTCGCTGATGCCTGCATTATTTGCTATGGCGACCCAGCTACGCCCGGCATCCTCGACTACTACAAGAGTCTCTCCGACAATGCCACCGTTAATCAACCATAATTACTAGTGAAGGGCCAACATGGGACTACTTGATTTATTCCTTGAAAAACAACGTAATAAGGTCGTCGAAAAGGTAGCTGGTCAAGTTACCCAGCATCTTGACGAGCAGATCAACAAGGCCAAAGCGCCCAGCCCGACCTTTATGACGGGCCTAACCGGCACTTCGAGCGGTGCCAAGCGCTATCAGTTCTCACAAGATATGGTCAATGGTGGCATTCAGCGCCGCAAGAAGCCCGGCAGTGATGTCAGTTTCGAGACGCTCCGGCGCTTTAGTATCTCGCATGAAATCTCACGGGCCTGCATCAACTTCCGCAAACGCCAGATCACCGGCATGGAGTGGAACATTGGCACGGCCGACCCTGAGGATGATGGCAATTATGAGCAACAGGAAGCTGAGGTTAAAGAGTTCTTCAAGACTATCGGTGGGCGTGGTATTGGTTATCGTCGTTTCATGGATCGCTTCATTGAAGACCTGATGGTACTTGATGCGGTCGCCTTGGAAAAGCAACTGACCCGCAACAACAAACTACATACCATCGTGCCGCTAGATGGGGCTACGATCCGCCTCCGGGTAGATGAGAGCGGCGCAACACCGGAACCGCCTGAAGCAGCCTATGTACAGGTGATTCGCGGCCAAGTAACAGCCTCATGGACAGACGACGAGATGATCTATGCCATGATGAACTCCCGCAACGATACGCCCTACGGTTTAGCGCCATTGGAAAGCCTGATGATTATCGTCACCAGTTCGCTTAAATCAGGCATGTATAACCTTGGCTATCTAACTGATGGCAACATCCCTGAGGGCATCATCCAAGTGCCGGAAAATTGGACGCCTCAGATGATTAAGGATTTTGAAGAATATTGGGATGGTCTTATGGCGGGTGATGAAACGCGCACCAGACGACTTAAATTCATGCCCGGTGGTACAGGTGCCGGCTATGTGGCTACCAAGAAGCCAGATGATATGGCCTTCGAACAGTTCAATGACTGGCTGATGAAGATCACCTGCGCGCTGTTCGAGGTCAACCCGATCGACCTAGGCTTTAATCCAAAGTCTGGTCTGGGGGGTAAGGGTTTTGTCGATGGCCTGCAACAAGGTAGCTACGACAAGGGTCTATTGCCGCTAGCGCTCTTTATCGAGGAAATGTTCACCAAGATCATTCAAGAGGAGTTTGGCTACACACAGCTTAAATTCAATTTCCCGACCCTCAAAGAAAAGGATGCCAAAGGCCAAGCCGAGATTAACCAGATACTTATCAACTCAGGCCAGCGGACTATTGACGAACTGCGTACCGATGACGGGCTTGATCCTCTGCCTGATGGCGTTGGCTCCAAGCCGTTTGTGTCGGGCCAAATCAGCTTCCTTGATGCTCCTGAGCCAACCGAACCGGCCGCAACCGAGCCAACTGATACAGAAACACCGCCAGAGGAAAACGTAGCTGAACCGCCGGCCGCCAAAGCCAAGGGTGTAATAGATTTCCGCAAGTCCCAGATAGACGAACTACGCACCTTCCGTAAATATGCCGTTAATCGCTTCAAGGCTGGTAAAACTATCCGACCGTTTGTCTCTAAAGTCCTGCCGCTGGAAATGGTCGAAGTCTTGAACGAGCAAATCACCAAAGCCCAAGACCTAGCCGAACTGCGCCGCTGCTTTAGTGAGCCGGTCAATGATCTTGAAATGCAGAACGTCGATACGGCGCTGGCCGAACGTAATCGAGCGCTGAATGTGGTATGAACGCCTACATCCGCCGACTCGACCGCTTTATAGAGCGGACGCTGTCTAAGGCGCAAGCCGTCAACAAGCCCTATCAGGCTATTAAGCGACTGGATGCCTATAAAGAACTGCAGGCTAAACTGCAGGAAGGTATCAATAAACAGGGTGCATGGGTAGCCGAGCAATTACCCGATCTCTTTTCCAGCGCTGGCATTGAGGACGACAGTCAGGAAATAACTGTCGAACAGGCCCAGAAACTACGCGGCCAATTAACGCGTGACATGCCTATGCTGTCAGACTATGTCACCGAGTTCGTGATCTTCCAGAACCTTAAGGATTTCTTCGAGTGGAGCGTCCGCCAGCAGTATAAACGCTGGGGTTATCTGGTTAAAGCCAGCGTCAACTTTACACTCTCTAATACGCAGTACATCAACGCCCTTAAAGACCGAGCGGCGTATCTATTGAATCAGTCCTCGCTCGATGCTACCACGATAGACGGCATCATTAGCATCATGTCCGAAAGCAAGTTAGACGGACAGACCAACGCCCAGATCGGCCAGACCCTGAAAGATCGCTTTGATGAGATCAGTAGCGCTAGGGCCGAGATGATTACTCGCACCGAAAGCGCTAATGCTCTTGGCTCAGCCAACCACGCGGCGGCAGTCGAGAACGGAGCCGGCACAAAGCTTTGGGTTGCGGCCGGCGGTGCAAGTGATGAACTATGCCTAGGAAACGTCGATGACGGTGAAATTCCTATCAACCAGCCCTTTAGTTCAGGCGATATGTACGAACCGGCCCATCCGAACTGTGAGTGCTATACCGAGGCCGGTGAAATCGACCTAGATGCCATTGATTTGTGGGACGGTAGCTGATTCCGACACATAGGCCCCTTTTTCCGCACAATTACTAATAGAGGGACTATGCCGAGTAAAACCTTTCAGCTAAATATTCCGATTTCCAAAATCGACGAAGAACAACGTATTGTCACGGGCATTGCCACTGCCGAAGTGCTGGACAGCCAAGGCGACATCGTTGATTATGAAGCATCCAAAAAAGCCTTCAGCGAGTGGAAAGGCAACATCCGTGAAATGCACGGTGATACGGCCGTCGGCAAAGCTATCGACGTACAGTTCGACGACAAGAACAAGCAAGTCATCCTCAGCTCCTACATCAGCGAATCGGCCGATGGCGAGAATGCTTGGACGAAGATCAAGGAAGGCATCCTGACGGGCTATTCTATCGGCGGCAAGGTGTTTGAAGTCGTTAAAGACAAGGCTATCGACGGCGCTAACCGAGTAGTCGATTATGCCCTAAGCGAAACCTCTCTGGTAGACAACCCGGCTTGTCCGGTGGCCGAATTTTTAATGGTTAAAAGTGCAGACGGTGGTTTGCAGAGAGTGGAAGACATGAAGAAAAGCGTTTATGACGCCGCGACTGCTATATCTCTAGCCTCACAACTGGTTTGGCTGATTCAGCTGGAAAACGACGAACCGGATCAGGCTGATGATTTAAAGACCGCCTTTAACGCCCTGCGTGACTTTATCGGCAAGGAAGTAGCCGAGGGTGATGATTTTGATACAGCTGGATATTTAGAGGTAATCGAACTTGCAAGTAAAGCTATAAATCTTAGAAAGGATAAGTCAATGAGCAAGTCAGAAAAAGAGCTAGAAAAGACCAATGTCGTCGGTGGCGAAGAGCGCGACCACGAAGCTAATGTTACCGAAACTCAGGAAGAGGCTGGTCGCCCGACTGATGACACGACCGAACGGGCTGCGGCGGTTGCCGAAGCTGCTGAGGAGCCAGAGGCTAAGGAAGACGAAAAGTCAGAAGCCAAGGCTGACGAACCTGAAGAGAAAGCCGAAGCGGCTGCCCCCGCTGAGGAGGAATCCGAGACTGAGGATAAGGGCAAGAAGGAAGAGAAGTCGGCCGATGCCACGACTCTTCTGAAGAACATCGAAGCTTCACTCGCAAAGCTCAATGATGAGCGCGGGTCTGCTGAACTGAAGAAGGCATTTGGGGACATCCAAAAGTCGGTCGACAAAGTAGCGAAGTCCATGACGGCGCTAGAAGGTCGAATCAAGGCTTTAGAGGATCAACCGCTGCCGACCAAAGGTAAGGCAAACTACGCAGTCGTCGCCAAGGGCGAAGAGGCTGAAGCCGATGATGAGCTGAAAGCATTGCTCGCACGCAGCGATGAACTGGCGAACGATCCGTCACTGGCCAAGAGTATTTCTGAGCCGGCCGAACTGTCGCTGAAGATCCGCAAGGCAATGACCAAAGCCAAACAGTAACTTTAATTTCTGAAAGAGAATATCATGTCTGATTTAGACACTGAGGCTATTCTGTCGCAGCTGCAGGACACGATCACGAAGGCGGTCACGAACTCGACCTATACCATGAGTCCGCCCACCCGGTCGATCTACAGCCCGGAGAACCTCGACCCCACCATCAAGCACGTTGTGCCGCTCAAGGCTCCCGTGCGCAATATCCTGCCCCGTAGTAAGGGTATGGGTCAGGTCGCCACATGGCGCAAACTGACCAGCCGGCTTGATCCGGAAGCCGGCGGTACTGGCACTCGTGCCGGTTTCGCTGATGCCGGTCAGCCCGCACAGACCACACAGACCTACGTTCTGGCCACCGCTGCCTATAAGAACCTCGGTCGTGATGTCGAGCTGGGCCGCCAAGCTCTCGCCTCCAATAAGGGTGGCAACTTGGAAGACATGCGCCAGCACGAAGAGTATATAAAGACCGTTGAAGTCCTCCTCGACGAGGAAGACACCATCCTGAACGGCGATACCGCTGTCACCAGCTTGGAGTTCGACGGCTTTGCTAAGAGCTTCACCACCAACAGCGGTACGGCTGGCTACGTTACCGCTTCCGGTATCGGTAGCTACGCCCAGACGCTGTTCGGTGTCGGTGCTGAGAACCCGACGCACTTTGTCGCTAGCGCCCGCCAACAGCGCGCCCTAGCCGATGACCTGCAAGGTTCCGGTAGCATCCAGCGCATCGTGGTTGACAACCAGGGTAACGGTATCGGCGGCGTTCGCGTCCAGTCGATCATCAACCCGGTTACTGGTTCGACCATCGAGATCGTAGCTTCGCGCTACAGCGGTGCATGGGCTTACCTGCTCACCGTGTCCGATGCCACCGGCCAAAACTGGCTGGAAATGGAAGACCTCGAAAGTCTGA